TATTTAATTGTTGTGTATTTACTAATAATATGTTTTGTATTTATAAAAATAAAATGTATAAGTATATTTATAAATTATTATCTAATAAACACATAGATTCTAATTATGATTTTTTTGATTTATCTAAATCAATATTAAATGAATATTATAAAATTTATTCTGATAATTATAAACTTATTAAAACTAATAATAATATAATTTATAATTATATTAAATCTTATATTGATAATAATAATATTGTATTAAATAATTATAACATTAAACAATTTATTATTGATATTTATAAAAATGTTAAAAAATTTGTTGTTTATAATAAATATAATAAATATTTAGTATTAACATATTTAATTGATAAAATTGTTAAATATTTTTATAATAAAAATTATTATAAAGTTAAAAATGAATTAATTAATCATAAGCCATTAACTATATATGATAAAGAATTAATTGAAAATGTAAAACAAGATAAATATTATTTTGAAGATAATTATGAAAATTATAAAATGAAACTATTAAATGATTATAATATTGAACTTAAAAGCGACCAATATTTATTTAAAATGTTTGTTTATGATTTTTGTTTAGGAAACAATAAAAATAAATTACCAGCAGATGTTATTTTAAATTTAATAGATAAATATTATGAAGCAATTAAAAGTTATTATAGTAAAATAAAATTAAAAATGAAAGCTATTAAACCTAAATTTATAAATCATAAATTTAGTTTATATTACTTTCCTTCATCATTTAAAATTGAAAATAATAAAATAAGATTAAATGTTGGGAATTATATTGGTGATAATTATTATAATGATTTATATAAAATTAATCATAGAAAATATTGTTTATATAATAATATCCAATCAAAAATAGATAATAAAAAGAAAAAACATTATATTAAAACCCAAGATGGGTATATTAATAAAAAGAATGTAATAGATGGTAATTATGTATATATAAAGGCACCATCCAAAATAAAAGATAATAAAATAAAATTAATTCAAATATTACCATATGGAAATAAGTATTTAATAAATATAAATTATGAAGAAGAATATAATTGTAATATAATTAAGGAAAAAATGACAGTTAAAAATTCAATATCAATAGATCCAGGAATGAAGAATTTAATGACAATATATAATCCAACTGGGACACAACATATAATAAAAGGAGGGAATATAAAATCAATAAATGAATTTTATAATAAAAAAATATCATTATTACAATCAATGAATAAAGATAATCATACATTTAATAGGTTATATTCATTATTATATGAAAGGAAAAATAAGATAAATGGAGAAATAAACAGAATAATAAATATATTAATAAAAACATATGAAGATAAGAAATATATAATATTTGGATATAATGAGTCATGGAAGACTAATGTAAATATGGGAACAAAAAATAATAGGATGTTTTATAGTATTCCTTATAGCCGTATAATAAATAAATTAAAATATAAGTTGGAAGAATTAGGGAAAGAGTTAATAATAACAGAGGAGAGTTATACATCAAAATGTGATAGTTTAAATTTAGAAGAATTAGGGAAACATAACTTATATGATGGAATAAGAAAAAATAGAGGATTATTTATATCAAAAATAGGAAAAGCGATAAACGCGGATTTAAATGGGGCAATAAATATAATGAGAAAGAAGATAAGAATGAAAGAGATATTAGGATTAAATATATTTAATCCAACAATTTTATCAAGTGCATAATCAGTGAGTTCTATTAAAAGAATAGCTGTAAAGAGCACTAGTAGCTATCATGATTTATCATGATATGGGTGGATAAAACTGCCCAAAAAAGGAAAATATATTAGATTATATTTAATATAGTTTAATATACTTTTTCTTACTAGAACAGAATTATATAAGAGAGAAAAATAATATAAGAAACAAAATGAGATTTGCATTAATGACAGATATAGAAAGAAAACATTTTTATAAATTAAAAAAAGAAATAAAAATTAAAAAAATTGGTTATAATAATTATCTTGCAATACTTAGAAATAGATATCATAAATGGTATAATAGTTTATCACCATTAAAGAAATTGGAACTTAAAAATAATAGAAACCTAAAATATAAGAATATGGAGTTTGAAGCTAAACAAAAATTATTGATGAGACACAGATTATATTATAAGAATAAAAAATGATTTAATATATTAAATTATTTTTACGATTTTTTGAAAAGAAATAAAAAATATTTTGTTTGGATGTTTTCATTGGAAGATAAACAATGGATACATTTAATATGTATCCAATAAAGTTGATTATATTGGAATCATCTTAAATTTAGATTTTCAATTTTTTTATTATTGACATGTTTACATTTGGTTTATTCAATTTTTAAAGTATTAAAAATAAATAAGATTAATATTAATTCATATATAATGAATCAGTTATAATGAATAAGTTAAAATAAATTTATTTTTATTGAATAAACCAAATATACACATCATATATTAAAAAAATTGAAAAAAATAATTAATGTCATTTCTATTTATATTAAACATTTACCGTAGCCATTTTGGCTCAAGACGATCAAGTTCTGGTTCTCTGGTTGTTATTTCTCTAATACCACCCAGGCAATCAATGACATCTCGTGCCCAGGCAGCAACTCGTGCCCAGGCAGCAACTCGTGCCCAGGCAGCAACTCGTGCCCTCAATCTCACGAACGCTTTCAAATTAGGACAATCACTAAAGGGACAGTGCAGGTTTGGTGTGATGTGCATTTATGGCGCCGACGAGTGCAAATATGATCATGCATATGACTCAGATGAAGGCAAGGGAAAAGGCAAGGGAAAAGGCGAGGGAAAAGGCAAGGGAAAAGGCGAGGGAAAAGGCGAGGGAAAAGACGATGAAGAAGAATGGGTTGCAGATAGAACATGCTGGCATTGGGAAGAAAAAGGAGAATGCAGGATGCATGCTAATGGAGAGTGCACTTTTGGACATCCTGCTGAAGCCAAGGGACAAGGCAAAGGATCGGTTGCACGTAAAACATGCCGGCATTGGGAACGAAATGGAGAATGCAGGATGCATGCTAATGGAGAGTGCACTTTTGGACATCCTGCTGAAGCCAAGGGACAAGGCAAGGAACAAAGCGAAGAAGAAGACAAAACATTTGTGCCACACAAAAGATGCGAATTTTGGATGAAGGGACATTGCAAAAATGGCAATGCCTGCACGTTTGCGCACCGTAAAAAAGACAAAGGTGTAAACCAGAAGATTTGCACCAAGAGAAACTGCGATGGCAAAAATTGTAATTATGGACATCCAGCCGTAACAACTCTTGCAATGCGGGAGAGTGGTCTGATGAACCCATATAAAGAACAGTCTCATCATGTCTCAGCGCCTCAGTGTGATGAGCCAGCATATTCGGTAGATGCCTATTCGGTAGATGCCTATGAAGATGCATTCCCGGCACTCAATCCAGTTGATGACAAAGGATCTGATTCTGACTCAAGTTATGGTGACGACAAGGTCTTTCCCGAAAGCACACTAGTGCCAGTGAATCCCGTTCCTGTTCCCACCGGAGGTGTTAAGATTTCTTGGGAATTACTACCAAAGAACCCACCGCCAAAGAACATGCCACCAAAGAACCCGCCAATGTGCACATTCTACATCAGGAACGCCTGTAATAAGGGTCTTGAATGTAATTATATGCACGACCCATCACAAAAGCCTCAAACAGTGCCTCATGTGCCCTGGGTTGTGCCTCCTCTAGGGTCCCAATCAGTGCCTCCTATCGGGTCCTGGGTTGTGCCTCCTCTAGGATCCCAATCAGTGCCTCCTCTAGGGTCCTGGGTTGTGCCTCCTCTAGGATCCCAATCAGTGCCTCCTCTAGGGTCCCAATCAGTGCCTCATATGCCCAAGGCTGTGCCTCCTCTAGGGTCTCAACCAGTGCATCATATGCCCGATGCTACGCCTAATCTAGTGAAAAATGCATTGAATGTGGTGACAGCATATTATATGGGACTAATGGCATCCTCAAATGGATTGCAAGTGCCCGCACCTGAGTCAGCTGTTATGCCTGTTGAAGTGCCAGCAGAGTTGGCTTTTCATATCGCTGACTGATGGAATGCAGAGTGCAGGGTGCAGAGTGCAAAGTGCAGAGTGCAGAGTGCAGAGTGCAGAGTGCAGAGTGCAGAGTGCAGAGTGCAGAGTGCAGGGTGCAGGGTGCAGGGTACAGGGTGCAGATTGTAAATACTCTAGTATGAAGACAGTGAGATTGACAGTTGAACAACTTTTTAAGGTTGAACAAGAAAAAAATACTTTAAAAAATTTTTTAAAGTATTTTTTTATTGTAATAATAAATTAATTTCATTTAGGTCAATATTATTATTTAATTCTTTCCATTTATTAATTGTTTTAATAATTTTATTATTATTAAGTTTAAAATGATTATTAACAATATCTTCAAATCCAATAGGAGGTTTTTTTATCATTTCTATCATCGCAAATTTTATAGTATTAGGATATAAATTATTATTATATTCTAATGATTTTATATTACCTGATTCTGTTCCCATAAGTTTCTCCCATCCTGGTTCATTATAAAATGGGTCATCTATTAAAATTAATGATTGAATAGATACTAAAACTTGTAATATTGTAGATGATTCTGGATTCCATTTTTCATTATGTCCACCTTCCCAAGTTCCTAATAATGATAAACATACTTTACCATTATTATATAAATTTGGATTAAATCTAACTGTTCCATTTCCTGTAGTATATAATAAAACTTCAGGTGGTTTATTAGGATAATCTGAAGGTAAATAACAATGAAATTCAAATAAACCATGTTCATAAGGTGTATTACTAGGTCCTGATATTAAAACTGTCATTACATTATAACTATTTTCAGGAATTTTTATCCAAATTGATGAATCATTTGATAAAGGTAAATTATTTTTTAAAGAAGATATTTCTGATAACATTCTAATCATACTTTTTTTATTAATTTTTTCATTTCTTTTATCATAAAATTTATGATAATATGGTAATGTATATGTTCCAAATTGTAATTTTCTCATAATATCTATATAATCATTATTATTATTATTATCAATAATAATATTTTCAATTGGTTTATATAATTTAATAATATTATATATATTCATAATATCATTGGATGTATCAGTTAATATTATATTTTTTAATTCATCATATAAATTTTTTAAATTAATACTTAGTTTTAATATCATATCATTAGATATTTTATTATATAAAATTTTTACAAGTTCAAATATTAATATGTATAAATCTATATGAGAATATAATTCTAATAATGATAATCCTAATATCCTATTATTTATATAATTATATATTATATCAATATAATTATCAATATCTGATATTATTATTTTAGATAATATACTAATACTTGTATTAATAACATCACTATTTTGTATATAACTATCTCCTGTATCTGATGAACTATATCCAGTTCCTGATTTCCAATATTTATTATTAGTATCTTTAATATTAGTTATATTAATTAGTATATTAATTTTATTATTTTCTGTAATAGATATTAATTTAATTAATTCTAATTCAGTTGTATTATATTCATTATTGTCTATTATATAATCATTAAAATTAATTTTAGCAATTTCTAATATTAATTGTTCTAATGTAATAGATGATTTCCAATTATTATGTTTTAAAATATCTAAATTCATAAAACTAGTTGAAAAATCAAAAGTAAAATGAGGTGATATTAATTCTATTTTTGGAGGATTTTTAGGATATGTATTAGAAATTAGTAATTTAAATTTTATATTATTATTAATATAAACTACTAAATTACTATCTATATAATGAATATAATTTTTATTATTATTAATATTTTTAATATCTTGTAATAATATATTATTATTTAATGATTTTGAAAGTTCCTTATAATTTATAGAAACTTTTGAAAATGAGTCTATATTAATATGTAAATTAAATACATCATGATTAGTTTTTTCTATTAAATTTGCTTTTAAATAATTTAATATATTTTGAGGAGTTTTATCATTAAATATAATATTAATATTAAATTGTGTTAAATCATAATATTCAGACTTTGCTATTGCAAATATATTAAAATCAGTTATTATTTTAATTATATTATTATTATATAATAAATAAATAATGTAATTATCTGATAAAATGTATTTATCTAAAGTAAATTTATAATTATTAATTATATTTTCAAAAACTATTATATTTGACATATTATTATTAACATTTACTTTTTAAATATAGCTATAAAATATGATATATAAATATCTGCAAAAGTTGATTTAGTAACCATTTCTTCTAATACAGCCATATCAGATATAATTTTAATACTATTATTTAATAAATTATCATCTACAATTATGAATAATAAAATTTCTTTTAATAAAATGTATAATGAATAGCCTTGATTAGTTATTAGATTATTAACAACATTATATACCACATCAAAATCTTTATTAGTATCATATAATAAATCTAATATATTATTAATAATATCAGATGATGGGATTCCTGCAATTTCATAACATAATTCTTTTGTTATATTAATATTATTTTGTAAATATATAGATTGTAATAAATTAATAGCTTTTCTTAAATCACCTTTTGATAAATATGTAATGGTATCAATAATATCATTTTCATAACTAATTTTTTCATTATTACAAATATATTTTAATTTATGAGAAATATTATTATTATCAATATTACTAAATCTAAAATTTGCACATCTTGATTTAATAGCAGGTATTATCTTATTTTCATAATTACATATTAATGTAAATCTTATTGTGGATGAATATTTTTCTATAATTTTTCTTAATGCAAATTGTGCATCAAATGTCATAGCATCCGCTTCATCTAATATAATTAATCTTACACCTTTATGAAACATATTAGATTTTTCAGCAAAACCTTTAATATCATCTCTAACAGAATTAATACCTCTATCATCAGAAGCATCTAATTTCATAACCATTAATTTCATATTATTACCATATATTTCTTTAGCAATAGCCATAATAGTTGATGTTTTACCTGTTCCTGGTGCACCATAAAATAATAAATGTGGTAATGATTTAGATGATAATAATTTTTTAATAGTTAAAATATTATATTCATGACTAATAATTTCATCAATATTACTAGGACGATACTTTTCAATCCAAGGTAAATATTCCATTATAATTATAAAATAATAATATTGTTTTATATTATTATTTAGACTTTTGAAATATTAAAATAATAAATGATTTTATGTAAGTCTATGTATCATAAGAGGTAAACCTAAATTATAGAATTAATCTAAAAAATATAAGTAATAAAAAAATATTTTAATAATAATTTATTATCTATTATATAATATAATGTCGTCTTGTAATGCAATGCCACCAAAAAAAGTTAATAAAGTTGAGAATTTTAATAACAATTCATACATGTTATTAAATCAAAAAGAAACAAAAAAAGAAAATGAGTGTAGTTTTAATTATTATAATATATTATTAGTATTAGGTTTAATAGTATTTGTATATTTATTTTGGATGAAATATAATAATTAATTTTGATGAATTAATAAATAATAAATTAAGTTCATATATTGTATATATTCATCACAACCTTTTAATAATAATTGATCTACATGACATAATTTTATAATAGCAAGGGATTTATTTTTACTAGATAAATTTGAATTTAATATATAATTATGAAATAAAACTATTTGATTAACTAAAGAATAACCTGTATTATATATATGATTTATTAATTCATTTATTTTATTTATATCTTTATTTTTTATATTAGTAATAATTTCATTAAATAAATCATTACTAATTCTACCTGACATTTCATCTAACATTTCTATACAATCATAATTATAATTATAACATTTTTGTAATAAATTTATAGATTTTCTCATATCACCTCTAGATATATCAATAATTTTATATATTATATTATCATTACAATTAAATTTCTCACAATTACATATATATTTTAATCTATTAAATATAAATTCTTGTGATATTGGAACAAATCTATATGAAGAACATCTTGACGCTATTGGTTCTATAATTTTATTAGAATAATTACATATCATACAAAATCTTGTTATCATTGAATATTGTTCAATTATTCTTCTTAATGCAAATTGTGAATCTGCTGACATTGTATCTGCTTCATCTAATATAATTATTTTCCAAGGTGGACAATCTGTTAATGTTGTATTAACTGATAATTTTGCAAATATTTTAATTTTATCTCTTATAACATCAATACCTCTTTCATCAGAAGCATTCATTTCTATTGTTCTATCTTTATAATGTCTGCCAAATAATTCTTTAGCTAATGCTAATATAGTAGAAGTTTTACCACAACCTGAAGGACCATAGAAAATTAAATGTGGAATATTTTTAGTTATTAATGATGATTTTAAATTATGAATTACATTTTGTTGAGAATTTATTTCATTTAAACATTCAGGTCTATATTTTTCAACCCATAAATTATTTTCCATATAAATAATTTATGAAATATTCTTTTTATATATTATAATAATGGATAAATTAAATTTTATACAAAATAATGATATTGCAACTTTTATTATAAATAATATTGAACCAAAATATATTTCTTATATATATAATATTCCATTAGATACTGATGATAAAGATAAATTAATTAATTTAGTAAATAAAATAGTAAAATCAAAAAATGAAAATCAAAATATATATAATAATATTGATATTGATTTTTTTTATGACTTAATTACTAATGATAAATATAAAAATACTATTACTGTTTTATTAAATATTCCTAATAAATATAATAGTATATATAAATTTATAACATATATAAAATATTTTACTATGTTTATAAGTATTTGTTTAATTATAATGTATTTATTATTATTTTATGGTTATATAAATAAATTAGATGATGTAGATGAAAAAATATATACTATAATATCTATATTATCTTATATTCTTATATTTAATACACTATTAATCTATAATAATATTATTTATAGTATTGCTAAATTTATATTATTAAATTTACAATATGTTCCATGGTCTGTATATTACTTTATTATATCACTAATAATTGGAAGATTATTTGTTCATTATCATAATAAAATTGATAAATATATATATAATTATAAAAGATATAGAGTTATAGTATTATTATCACTAGTAATTATAACTCAAATAACATCAGTATCATTAAGTCAAAATAATACACAAAATCAATATATTGCTTTTACTGAAACTATATTTTATTTAATTAATAAATTATTTGGAGATTATTATAATTTAGGTCATATATTCCCCAATTTACCTAAAACTAAATTAAATATGGTTTTACCAAAAACTAATTTAAATATCAAATAATTAAATATTTAATTTATATCTATAATATAATATATGACTGATTTATGGATAAATAAACCATCTATATTATTTAATAATTTAAATCAATTTTTTATATCTAATGAATTATCTGAAAATGAAAATAAAAATGCAATTGTAAGATTTGGTATATATTTGGCTATATTAATTTTGTTATTTGACCAAGATAAAGAATGGTTATTATTATCAATTATCATTATATTATCAAGTTTATTATATAATAAAAAAAATATAGATTCATTTCTTAACACTCAAATAAAAGAATTATTTACACAACAATCTAAATGTTATAAACCTAATAAAGATAATCCATTTATGAATTACACTATTGGTGATTTAATTGAAACACCATTAAGAGAACCAGCATGTAATTATCAAGATGTTAAAGATGATGTTAAAAAAGAATATAAAAAACATATAAAAACTGATACTTATGATATATGGGGAAAGAATACATCTGATAGAAATTTTTATACATTACCAAATACTAATATTGTAAATGACCAAACAAAATTTGCTAAATGGTGTTTTGGTGATAGTGGTAGATGTAAAACAGTTGGAGAAAATTGTTTAAAATTCAAAGACCCATTATATCATAGACATGTACATGAACAACTTGAAACAAAATTCCAAGTTCTTGATACATCTACTAAAAATCTTAACATAAAAACATTATCCCAAAATGAACAATTAGGGACTTTACATCATTATGAACAACTGGGAACAAAGTTTCCAGTTCTTGATCGGATGACATTGTCATCTGATGAACAATATGGAACATTATCTCCTATGAATAACTAGATACATTTTCACAATATAAAACAACATTGTCTAACATTAGGTTAAAGCTTAATGTTAAGAAATAATAGGTAAAATCTATAATTTAAATATATATATTTGAATTAAAAAAAAATGAAAATAAATATTATTAAATATAAATTATATTATATTTAATAATGTTGAGTGTTAAATTGTATAATGACCTTAATAAGGATTATCCTAAAATTATGCCAAATGATAATATCAAAATTTCATTAAAAGAACATCAAAAAACTGCAATTCATGCAATGCTTAAATTTGAACAAAATAGATGTGTTTCATATACTAATATAATATCAGATAAGACTTTTAATTTTGAGATAGAATCAAATTATAGTATATTAGCTGATAAAGTTGGTTCTGGTAAAACTTTTATAATTATGGGATTAATATCTCAAAAACAAATTCCAGACTCAAAGCCAATAATATCAAATACATCATTATATACAGTAGTAAAATATACTGATAATATAAGAGCTATTAAAACAAATTTAATAATAGTTCCCCATAATTTAACGGGACAATGGAAAGAAGTATTTACATATACTACATTAAAAACATATATTATATCAAGAAAATCAGATATAACTAATGTAATTGTTGATAATTATGATTGTATTATAGTAAGTTCAACAATGATTGATGATTTTTATGAAAAAACTAAAGAAATAAAATGGGCTAGAGTTATAATAGATGAAATAATTACTATTAAAATACCAATACGTTTACAATTTAATTCTAATTTTATATGGTTTATAACAGCAACACCAAATGCAATTAAAAATATTAAATGTCATTATATCAAAAAATTAACTAGTATGCTAACACATGAATCTGATGAAATATTGAATAAAATTTTAATTAAAAATAATGATGACTATGTAAATGAATCTTTACAATTACCAGATATAAATAAAATAATTATTAAATGTTTATCACCAAAAGAATATAATATATTGAAAGATTATGTTAGTACAGATATTATCAATATGATAAATGCCGGAAATATTGAAGACGCTATAAAAAAATTAAATTGTAATACTGAAACAACCGAAAATATATTAGAAGTAATAACCAGAAAAATAAAAACAGAATTATATAATTGTAAAGAAGAACTATCTTTTGAAGATAAAAAAATACATGAAACTCCAAAAATTAAAGAAGAAAAAATAAAAAAGATATTATCTAAAATACATGATTTAGAACTTAAATATAGTGGTCTTGAAGATAGGATTAAAGTAATAAATCAACCTAATGATTGTCCTATATGTTATAATTTAATAAATACCCCAATTATAACTAATTGTTGTAATAATGTATTTTGTATTGAATGTTTAATTAAATGTAAATCATGTCCATTATGTAGAGTTAAATTAGAAATTCCTAAATGTATTGTTATAAATGAAAATAAAATAATTAAAGAACAATTATATCCTAAAACTGACAATTTACTTAAATTAATAAAAGATAATCCTGATAGAAAAATTTTATTATTTAGTGAATATGATAAAACATTTGATAATTTACATAATATACTAACTACTAATAAAATTACTTTTGATAGATTAGTAGGTTCTTGTAATCATGTTAATAATGTAATTAAAAAATTTAATGAAGGTAATATAAATATATTAATGTTAAATGCTGTTAATTATGGTTCAGGATTAAATTTACAATCTGCAACTGATATTATTATATATCATCAATTAAATAAAGAATTAGAAAGTCAAGTTATTGGTAGAGCACAAAGATTAGGAAGAAACTCAAATCTAAATGTATATTATTTATTTTATGAAAATGAAAATATATAATTTAATATAATGATTAATTATAAAGAAAAATATTTTAAATATAAATTAAAATATTTAAAAATAAAAGGCGGAGCACTAAATGGATTATTTTCTGAACTACCTGTAGAGGTAAGAGATAAAATAATTCATAGTGTTGGGTATTATATAATATCAATTAAAGATGAAAATTATCCAAATCCCTTTAATGATAATGATTTATATGAATTTAATGATATTGATACATATAAACATTATATGTATAAAAAACAATTTAAAGAAAAAGTAACAAAATTACAAATTTTATTTAATAATCCAATTCATGATTTAGTTTTTCCAACAAATTTATCAACTCTTAAGTTTGGCGATAATTTTATTCAACCTTTATATAAGCCTATTTATGCACTAGAAGAACAAAATAAAGAATTTAAAGAGCTATTGGAAAAAATTAAAACTAATATAAGTATGGATTATGATAAATTTTATAATTTTATTCAAGCTTATATTAATACATATTATAAAGAATTATATGATTTTATTAAAACAGAAACACAAATAAATAAATATAAAATATTCTTTAATGATGAAGAATTTAAAAAATTCTTTAATACAAGTTTTTCAAATTATAAAGAATTTTATTTATTTATGTTAAAAAAATTTAAAACACATACACCTATTGATAGTAATATTAAAAAAGATAATATAGAGTTCTTTTCTACTAATTATATAGAACATATGAAAACAATACCTCAAAATTTAACTGATTTTCAAACACAATTTAATGTATCATTTGTAATAAATTTAACTATATATATTTTATATTATTATGTATACACTGATATAAGAGCTGCTATAGATCACATAATGGATCGTGTAGGAATAAAAGTAGATAAAATATTACCTGATAGTATTAACGAATTATATTTTGGAATAAATTTTAATGAACACTTAGGATATAAAAATGAACGCCAAAAAATTAGTTTTTTACCTAATAATTTGCAAAAACTTTATGTAAAAAATCCAAAATATAGACAAAATTATATACCAAAAACTGTTAAAGTAGAATATATAGGAATAAAGATTTAAATAATAACCAATATATCTAAATTATTTAATAATATGAATATTAAAAAATATAAAATATAGTTAAATAATAATGAGTAAAGAAAAATTTATAAGTTATGAGGAACTAACTTTTATATATAATGATGATAATTTTACAAAGTCTATAAATAATTTTAATTATATAGATTCAAAAGATAAAAAATCAAAAGAAATTGATTTTAATTTTTTTAATAGAAATCAATTTAATGGAAAAAGAAATCCTAATATAAATGTTTTAAACAATATTAAAAATATTGATAATTCTAGAAAAGATTATAGAGAAAATAAAGAAAGTCTACTTATGTTTGATTATAATTTTAGATATATTTTTGGTGAATATAAGAATCCAGTTATGGATTTACCCAGAGGAGGTGTAATGACTAGAAAAAATAATAATAATATTATTTTTAATTATTAGTTATTCATATATTTTTTATAATATAAATATAAAAAAACATATTAAATGTATAAAAAATTGAAATATAATATTAATGAATGTTTTATATTAGCTATTACAATAGACATACTAATCAACAATGTCCCTATCCCGAGAACAATATATCAATAAATTAAAAGAATTTAAAATAAAAACACCTAATATTAAGGTTGTATTACTAAGTGGTGCAGAAGTTTATATAGGCGAAGCAAATGAATATTTTTTTCAACAGGTTAATATAGAACTTATGGTTCATAAAATGCCTTTTGCTATGAAATATCATCATACAATATTTACTACACCATTTCCTTGTAATGCTAAAATAGTATATAAAGAAAATGAGTATAATACTTTTGTTCAAGCTATTAAATCAATGTGTATTGAAGATTTTGATTCAGTTAATATTTTTACTTTGATAAGCATTGATGGACATGAAATGCCACGTTGTATAGATTACAATACACGTTATGTATTTAGAGATGTATATGATTTAGTAGAAGTGTTTTATGAACATAGTTCAGTTATAGTTCCTAGTGCACTAATTGAATATGATTATACAAGTCCTTTTATTAGAAAGAACAGTTTTATAGTAAACAAAAATTAAGTTATTATATATAAAATATTTTATAATCATAATTTAATTTATATATATAATTATATATATTATTATAGGAGGTAAATTACCAACATGTGAACCATTATTAGAAGGATGTAAATATAATGAAACATCTACATCAGATAATAAAAATTGCAATAATTATAGATGATGAAATAAAAAAAAATATTATACCATTTATATTCTTAAAAAATAATTTAAAAGACATATTTAATATTTTTATAAATTTATGTATAAACAGTGATATTGGAATTAGTTCTAATAAGGATATTTAAAAGTATATATTTAGTATTTCTACCAATAACTTATTTATTGATTTATCTTATAAATTTAATTTATTTAATTTAGCATTTAATACTAATACATTTTTTGATTTATTGTTATTATTTATTAAATATATAAATATATTGTCTAAAATAAGACCAACAATAAAAAAAATAATATGTGAAAAATTAACAAACTTATATAAAAGTAAAAAAAAAATATTAATTAATTTATATGATTTATATATTAATTATAATTATATAAAAAAAAAAAGATACTCTTGAAATTATACTTGAAAAAATTCAACTAATGCAATAATATGAAAATTTTGAAAACAACTGAAACAAAATATGATAATGCTATTTAAAAAATAACAGAACAATTTATATTTATATTAACAGTATTAAATAAATTACATGATCATGATAAAGATTATTATTTGATATTTTTAATGAGTATACTTGCATATAGATTAGCTAAAAACCCACCTTATCATTTAACTAGTTTAAATTTATTATCAAATAACTATATACTTAGTAATTTAAATAAAATAGATACATCAAATACTATTTCTAAAACTTTGTTATCTGATGAAGACATTAAGAATCATGTATTACAACAAACACCTGAATTAAAAATATACTCTAAATATGTATATAAAAGGATATTGAATTTTCAGATTGTGTTGAAACTGCATTATATAATTTTTTTAGAATTTTATTCTGGGATGAATCAGTATATAGTATATATGGATTTAAAAATAAAGAAATAAATAATAAATCAATAAAAAAATATACATTAAAAAATGAGCATACAATTAAATATTTAATAGATATATTTGTATTAAATAATTATGATGAATGGATTAAATTTTTATATAATACATGGAGTAAAACTTTAACTATTGAAGATAAAACACTATATTTTGCGAAAGGATGTGTTGAACTAATAAGTAATTGTAATATATTAATAAATATTTTAAATGTATAAAAAATTGAAATATAATATTAATGAATGTTTTATATTAGCTATTACAATAGACATACTAATCAACAATGTCCCTATCCAGAGAACAATATATCAATAAATTAAAAGAATTTAAAATAAAAACACATCAGATTAAGGTTTTATTACTCAGTGGTGCAGAAGTTTATATAGGCGAAGCAAATGATTATTTTTATACACAAGTTAATATAGAACTTATGGTTAATGAAATGCCTATATTAAGGGATCTTTATAATAGAATATTTACTACACCATTTCCGTGTAATGCTAAAATTGTCTATAAAGAAAATATGTATGATACTTTTGTTCAAGCTGTTAAATCAATATGTATTGAAGATTTTAATTCAGTTAATATTTTTACTTTGATAAGCATTGATGGACATGTAATGCCACCTTGTATAGATTACAATCCACATTATATATTTAGAAATGTATATGATTTAGTAGAAGTATTTTATGATTATAATTGTTCAGTTTTTGTCCCTAGGGCACTAATTGAATATGATTATATACGTGTTCTTTGCAAGAACATTTTTTTAGTAAAATAGTTATAATATATATATATATATATATATTATGATAGGGTGTAAATTACCAACATAGGAACCATTAAAATAAATATGTAAATATGATACATATTTACAAACATATTTTGAAGAATATATGAAAAAATGTGTTCCTTAAATTAGTAGATTATGACATTAATATTTTTAATTTTTTTAAGAAATACCAATCATAATTATACATTTAATAATGAATATGATTTAATTAAATGTTAAAAACAGGATGAATCATATAAAAAACCTAGTAAAAAAAAAATATATTAAACTATATTAAATATAATCTAATATATTTTTATTTTTAAGGGCAGTTTTAAATGCCCTTAGTTCATCCATAGGCTGAACTAGATACTAGTGCTCTTTACAACTATTCATTATATATAATGAACTAACTGATTATGCACTTAGATTTTAGGGAAAATCTATAAACCCAATTATATACTAATATATCTTTAAATATTTTTTTAATATACTTTTATGGTCTGATAATATTACAACAAATATAAAAGATACAATAAAAACAAATATTAGAGAATCATTTAAAATTAATTGAAAACATTATATCATTTATTTTCTTAAAAAATAATTTAAAAAGACATATTTAATATTTTTATACAGTTATATATAAATAGTGATATTTTTATACAGTTATATATAAATAGTGATATTCAAAGTAGTTATAATAAAGATATTTTAAAATATATATAATAAAATATTAAACATAACAAACATTAGTAAATTAACAAACAAAAAATTTTATAAAATAATATCTAAAATATAATTCAATGATACCTACTTCTACAAGATTAAAAATATTTAAAATATAAATTAAAAAATTATTTATAAAATTTATATATTTTTTGCAAAAGAATTTATTAATCTATTTTTAACATATAACCATTCATTATAATATAAATGATCATAAGTATCTTTCCATTTATAAGTACTATTATAACCCATTATTTCTATAATTTGTGTTTCAATAAAATTAATAAATTCACTTGCTACAATATATTTATATCGTTTTAGATTTACACCAACATTATCAATAATCATTTTAACAATAATATCTGCTTCATTTTTAACATCTTCTCTCATATCTGTAATTTTATTTATTTTAGATTTAACAAGATTAATAGCATTAAAATTAGATTCAGATTTATTTTTTTTATATATATTTTTTAATATTACTAATTCTTCTAATAAAGGTTTTAACATTGGTTTTATATCATTATAATGACAACTGAATGATATAAGTATTAGATAACTAATTATATTTTTATGTAGTTCTAAGATAAAACATCTTTGAAAAAACCAGACAGTCATTTATATATATATAATAATAATAATATGTATATATATATAAATTTTCAATTTTTTTAATAAAATATATAGTTATTCAATGTTTACACCCTTGAAGATTTAAAATGATATATAATCTCATAAAATCATAAAAGGTTGGACACTATCAATTCCATGTTAGAAAAAACTATGTTTTTTATAATATGTTTATCCATGTTAGAAAAAACTATGTTTTTTATAATATGTTTATCCATGTTAGAAAAAACTATGTTTTTTATAATATGTTTATCCATGTTAG